CCTAATTCATAAGTTTCACCATAATCATCAAACTTACCTTTGGTAACAACACCTACAGGTTCAGCTTTATTTTTAAACGCTAAACCTAATCTTTGTAATTGTTTTGCAGAAAAAGGCATTTGTGCTTCTACTAAATGTTTAATACCTTCTGACATTTTAGTTCCTGGTAAATCATCTTCATTAAATACTCTTGTACCTCTTCTTGTTCTACCACCTCTTATAAATAAATCTGCTAGAGCTTCTGACCAAATAGACTCTGATATAAATGGCTCTCCTAGTTCTGATGTAGCGGTAATCATACCTCTTAAAAAATCATCCATGATACCATCTTTATCTTTTTCACCAGCCTGCACAGCATTAATGACAGTTTGCACTGGTCTTGATATTGTGTCGTATGCATTTGCGTGTGAGAAATCTACATACTTTAATTTATTATCTTTGTCTCTTAATGGTACCAGTGTTGAATTTTTAGACCAATCAGCCACGTATCTTCTCATCGCATTTAATTCATCTTGAGTTACATTGTGTAGAGCTTTTGCTATTTCAACAGTTGCATACGGTACAGCTGCTGTTGTTACACCCATACCTAATAATCTTTGCATACCTATTTTATACAAAGGTCTAACTGTTTCACCTTTGTCATTTTTCATTGTAGTAAATATTTCATCAAGACCACGTCTTACAATGTTCGTGCTTGTTCTGATTATCTCTGCAGGAAACGATACAAAGTTACCTACAGGAAATCTTCTTAATCCTTTAATAAAAGAACCTACATAATCATAGTTAGGTATATTGTTTCTTACAATACTAGCTGCTTCTTCCTCTAATTGCTCCGCGGTTCTCGTAATCCCTTTCGCAGCATAAGCTTTACCTAATCTAGATTTTTCACCAGCCCAAGACACAATTTTCCAAAAGTCATCTTCAGCTGTGTATAAATCTTGTGATACTTGTTTTAATTTAGATAATGGTTTTAATAGTCCTCTTAATGCTTTGTCTGACGAAACAGTTGCACCATAATCAATATCTTCTAATAGTCCCCGTAGATCTCCTAATCTTACATTAGAGTTTACAACTCCTAATTTTAAAAGTTTTCTATAAAAATCATTTTGTTTTCTTGTGCCTTTTAATCCTGTTTGTAATGCTTGATATGCATCTTTAATTGCACCAGGTGATGGTATAATACCATTTGCTGTCGCAAACGCACCAGCACTTACAAAGTTTCTTGCATGTGTTACTGGCGATAAAATAGTTTTAGCAATCTGTGATGTTGCTTTTGGATATAACAATAATCCTTCATAAATCTGTTGGCCTGTGCCTTTTTTATTGTATGCATTATTTGTTTCTTCTAATGCATCAGCTATTTCATCAATTGCATATTTACCATTAATCGGATTTGTAATACCAGCTTCTAATGCTTTGTTTGGATCTACATTTATTTTTCTAATATTTGGACCCAAAGCATCAAATGCTTCTGCTTCTGAATCATAAAACATACCACGTTTACCTGCAGCTTTATCTGCATCGGATTGTTTAACTAAATCATCAAAAAATTCATTACGTCTTGTAATTAAAGATAATCTACTTGTACCTGCAAGTATAGTTTGCATAGGATTCTTTTGTTCACCTAATAATTCTTTGATAACTTTCTGTGCGCTTGCTGGTAAGTTTACCATGTTGGCATAACCTTTTGATGTGACTGCATCATCTAAAACAGTTTTACCTACAAAGAAATCTGGTATTTGAAATACAACATCAGATGGTTTATCCATCTTAAATCCTTTTGGTAACTGTGCAGTTTTAATTAATCTGTTTACATAATACTCTGCTTGAGTATCTGTAATTGATTTACCATTTTGTCTTGCTACATCTTTAAATAAAGTTATTGCTTTTTGTACAGCTTCGTCTGTGGGTCTGTAACTTAAAAAAGGTAATACAGATTTATTAGCAAATATATCGTATGTAGAACCTAAGTAGTCTTGAAACTTTTTACCAAATAATTGTTTAAATTCTTTAAAAGCTGTCTTGTCTCTTGCGATCTTACCACCTAATGCACTAAACATATCACCCCAACCAGTTCTAATAGAATCTAAATTATTATAGATAGCTGTTCTTACTTCTGGTTTAGCTGATGCTTTGTCTAATAAATCATCAACAATTTTTTTCTTTGCTGTATCTATTTCACCAAATACAACTTTACCTGTTCTCTCACTAACTTTAGGTGATCCTGATAACATCGCTTCATTTAAAGCTCTTAATAAATCATTTCTTTCTTTTGCAACTAATTTATTAGTAACTGTTTTAAACGCAGGAAATATAGCATCTATGTTTTTATCAAGTTCTCTTGAGACTTGTTGTGCAAAGTTTACGTCAGCTGATCTTGCACCAACTTGTTGTCTTTCTATATCAAAAAATTCTTGTGTCTTACCACCTCTTGCTCTAACCTTAGATGCAACTTTATCATAGAATCTATCTAATTTAGAATTAGAGAATCGCATATCCTTACCTCTTTTAGATAATGATTTTAATACAGAACCTACACCACCAATTAATCCTGTAAATAATGCACCCTCTGTACCAAACTTAACTCTGTTAATTAACTCTCTGTTTGGATCGTAATCTGCATCATCTTCTCCTCTGTCTAATTCTGTAGGTCCACCAAACAAATCACCAAATGTACCTGCTTCTTCTACATCACCAACAAATACACCTTCAGCAACACCACCTGCTGTAGCACCACCAATAAATTTTACAGTCTTACCTTTTCTATTTAATTGATCTGCTGTGTTTGCAGCATTACGTAGCGCTTTACCATCCGCACCTGTTACTTTAAAATAGTTACCAGCTTTTTTAGCTTGTACTGCTTTACCTGCTAAACTTGTTCCAGCTTTAAATGCAATACCACCAGGTAAACCAACGTTTGTTAAAAGTTTTGTAATCTTACCTGCAGCTGTGGCTTCAGCTAATTCATCTAAATTTGTAAGATCGTCAAAGTATTTTTCTATTTCTGCTGCTTTATTAGTATCATTTGTTAGATCGTAGATACTTGCACCTAATGAGAATAGACCTTTTGGTATGTCAATTAAACCAGACCCTATACCTGCAAAGATAGAGGCTATTGTACTTACTTCGTTGTTTTCTTCTGCCGGTAAAAGATCTGTATTGTTTAGGCCTGAATCACCAGCTGTACCTTGATTAAGTAAATCATAAACATTTGCCATGCTTTACTCCTTAATATGGTGTTTGAATTAAATCTTTTTTGCCTTCTTTAAGTATGATTGTTACTAATGATTTTTGTCCTGGAACATAAAAAGTTTCTCCAACTTCTAGTGTTTCTATATCTACTTTAGGTAACGGATCAATACCTTCTTGTCTTGCAAGAGTATCAAATAATTTAGCGGTTACAGTTCCTCTTGTTGATAAATTTAAGTACGCCTCATCAAAGTTTCTTGCTCTACCCATAGATAAATTTAATGCTTGGTCTTTATCTATACCTTGAGATAAAAAGAATTCGTAATTTTTCTGTGCATTTCCTGGTGCGTATGTTTTATTTTTTAATCTAAGTTCTGCAATTTCTTTTGCTTTTTTAGATTTGTATTCTTCTAGTCCTGCAATAGATTTAATTCTTTCAGTTCTGCTTGGTCCAGCTTTTGCTTCTGCTGCCATAAAGTCTGCTAATCCTTCTCTTACATCACCAGCACCTAAGAATGCTGCAGATGCTCTACCTAACATATCACCAAGATCTCTACGTCTAGCTTTGTCTAAACCTAAAGCTTTTTCAAGATCAGTCATAGTTACTTCTACTTCATCGTCACCATCTTTAACTTTTTCTACAACTTTTTCTGTTGTAAGATCTTCTACTTTTGATTTTGGTAAATCTAATTCTACATCACCAACATTAATTAATTCATCTTCTTTAATGGCATCAAAATTTCCTGTATTAATATCTTCGATACCTGCTCCGCTGTCATCAGTCATCATAGTATTAGATGCTAATAAACCTTCTGCATCTTTTATAGTTGCTCCTCTACTTGCTGCAAAGTCTGCTGGTCCTCTTATTCTACCTTTTCTTATTGGAGGAAGAACAGAAGCTGTGTCCATTAATAAAGGTGCTGTATATGGGTTTCCTGTATCACCAAAGAATCTACCTCTTTTAGCCCCGATCCGCGGTTGATCTAACCCTGTTGTTATACCTGTGCCACGGCTATCTACCGGTCCACCTCTAAACATCGGTCTTCTTAAAATTCTACTCATTAGCCAAATATTCCTAGTTTAGAACCAATACTAGCAATACCTGTACCAACACCAAGAGCTGTTGCTAATGGACTAGCTGGCGCTGCTGGTGGTTGATAACCAATCGTTTGAGTTGGAAATGCACCAGGTTGTACTTGTGCAAGTTGTTGACCAACTAAACCTAATCTAGTGAATGGTTCGAATTCTGCTTCTCTTGCTGCCGCTGCCGCTGCATCTGCAATTGCTTGTTGTTGTGCTTGACCAGCTTGACCTAATTGAGTTTGATATGTGCCAAGACCTTGTTGTGCAGCTAATTGATTTGCTGCCGCTGCTTGTGCTTGTTGAAATCCCTGTGCTAATAATTGTGCTTGTAATCCTGATCTAGCTGTTGCTGCCCCTCTTGCCGCCTCTGCTGCAAGAACTCCTTCTCTACCACCACCATAAGCACCAGCTTGTATAGCTCTATCACGTCTTGCTGTATCTTGAATTGCTTGTTGTCTGTCAAATTCTGATAATGTTTCATCTATAACTTCTCTTTGGTATGGAGACATAAATGCTTGATAAGCATCTGCTCCTACTAATCCTGCCGTTCCTGCCGCTCTTGCTGATTCAAAAGCTGCTTGTCTATCTTCAAATTGTTGATCTGTCTCACCTGCTTGTTTAGGCATCAATGCACCTAAACCACCTGCTTGTGTTCTTGCAAATTGTTGTAATAATGATTCGTCAGCTATTGTAGGTTTATATTTTGTAGTATCAATCTTTTGACCTACTAAAGGATCTACTGCTTTTAAAAAATTAATAACCGATGCTTCTAGCTCTGGTCCCGGTCTTGTTATCGTTGTAGTTGTTTCAGCCATTACGCTCTCGCCTCTAATCTGTTCATTGTCTCGTACATTCTTCTTGCACCTTCATTAATATCTCCACCACCTGCTGCTCTTACAGCATCGGCTGTCATTACAAATTCGTTTTTGCTTAATCTTGCAGGGACATCGTCCGCTCTCTCTTTTTTACCTATCGGTACGAATCCACCACCTCGTAGATCCATTTCTTTACCGCCAAGATCCATTATACCACCATCTTTCATTTTTACAACACCACCATCTTTTAATCCTAGATTAGATAATACAGAATCTATAACTTCTTGTGAGTGTTGTCCTGCTGTCATCGCTGCAATAATCGCTGATCTTCTAGCTGCATCAGAGGCTGTCTGTGCTTCCCCTGTTATTCTTTCATATTCTGCTAATTCATCTTCATAATCTTTCAAAGCTTTTCTAGCTGTAGCCATAGCAAGGTCTGTTGATCCTTGTGCAATTGGTGCGAATGCTGCTTTACCTACATCTTTTAATCCAACACCTTCTGCAAAAGGATTTTTTAAAATTTTACTTGCACCTACAATTCCTTCTGAAGTTTTAGCTAAACCTTCAAGTCCTACATTTTTTAAACCTTCTAAACCAGTTGCTTGTCCAACATTAACTGATTCAACTGCTACATCACTTATAGGTGTCCCGCCTATAGTTTGAAAGTCTCTTAATTTACCCGCTGCTTGTGGTGATGACAATGCACCTGTGCCTGCTGCTAATAATGCAGACAGTCCGGAAAAATCTCCTTCGCTACCTTCTTGAGATAGTTGGGATAATAAATTAGCACCGCCTGATAAAAATGCTCTACCAGCCATAGATGAAGCTATTCCCATTGGTGCTAAAAAAGGCACCGCTGCAGCCGCATAAGGTAAAAAAGGTTTGACCTCATTTGGCACAACCTTATCTAAAAACCTTGATATCGGCTTTGTGATCTTTTTAATACCTCTTTTGAATTTCTTTAATAATCCCATGATCTACTAATTTACTTGTTTTTCTCCTAATAATCAATCGCTGATATTAAAGTCAGCGCCTATCTTTATCTCCTCTACAGTCACATTTACGTCCCTTCTGATGTGTTCTGACTTGGTATCTGTGCTTGGATTTTGCACATCAGCCATAGCTTCTGCATCAGACATATATTCCTGACCTGTAACTGTATTAGTTAATGTAACCTCTGTTTTAGGCGTAATTACTGGTACTCTTTTACCATTAATTGTTTCATACCTAACAGAAGCTTCTGTTTCTATAAACGGCATTATCTATCCTCCCTGTTAATTTCTAGTATAGATGCAATAACATCTACATTACCACTTGTGGCTTGCACCTTTAATATCTCACTTTCCAACATAATCAAGGGTTCACTTAAGACTTGTTCTTTTTGACCTGATGTTAGAGTGACATCATTATCTACTACAAAAGCTGTGCCCGCTGCATTAGTTAACGTTACTTTAACCACTGCTGATCCAGCTGCATCTTCTGCAACTAAAAGCGATTTAACAATAGCTCTTGAGTTTGATGGTACAGTGTATAACGTTGTAACATCAGTGGTTGTTAAACTTACTTTATCATTTTTATATATATTTGCCATTATCCTAATCCTAACCAAGTAAATCGTTCTTGGTCTTCTTTTAATTGTGTTAAGTATGTGGAGTTTAATTGTTCAATAATTGTATTAAGTGCTCTGTTAATTTGTCTTTGGTTATCTTCACTATATTCTTTTTTAGGTTCTGGTAATCTTACTACTACTTTTGTCATTATCCTCTTCTTCCATCTGGTTGTAAATCTACTTGAAAGGTACCAAATCTCCACGACTCACCTACACCAGTATTTTCTATTTTTATATTTGCATATCTTCCTCTAGCTCTAGTATCAACTTTAGTTGTACTAGAAGTAATTGTAAAAGGACTTAATGCTGTTTGTGTATCACTATCTGCAGGGAAATCTTTTACAGATAAAGTAACTTGGTTATTACCTGTTAATACTTTAAAGTTAGGTAAAAATCTTCTCATAGCTAGAAATACTTCACTCTGATCTTTTTGTAAAGAAAAGCTAAATGATTGTATAAAAGAAGTTAAGGCTGTTACACTACCATCTGGATTTACCTGATCGGTTCCCGTTTCGTGCTCAAACAATACACTTTGTCCTAATCCTGTTTCACCAATAACTGATGGAAATGTTCCTGTGCCTGAACTGTTATACGCGGTAGCATATGGTTTAGGGTATACTAACGAATCAATCCAAGTTGTTCTAATTGAATTTGTATTTGTACCTGTGTACCAATTACCCATTGGTAATCTTGCATTGTCTTGTCCATAATTATAAACAACATATCTATTATTAAAATCAGATCCTGATGTTGGATACCACCATACTACTTCTGTAAATAGATTATTAATACCTGCATTAACTTGTTGACCTTTTGTAGTATCAATATCATCATAAACAAAATCTTCTACAGAACAAGGTAATGTATTAACGGTACCATCAAATGAGAAGAAACCATTGTTACCCATCCAATATGCAACACCATCAATTTCAATCGCTGCATTCTTACCAATCAATCCACAGTTTGTACCAACCTGTTCAAATCCAAACGTAAATGGAGCTCCAACAAATTTCATTGTATATAATGCGTTGTCAGTCCATATTAGAATATTTTCTTTTGCAACTAAACCACCCATAATTTTTGTACCATCTTGTAATCTTTGTGTACCAGCGGTGTTAGTTACTATTGGTGTATATGAATTAATATTTTCATCTTCAGAGAATCTTATAAACATATCGTCTTGTGTGGTTGCTGAACCAACAGTTGTTTCAGTTCCTAAATGAATTAAGTGACGTGTTGTTGGTGAAATTAAAGTTACTCTAGTAGCTGTTGGATTGTTTGTGGTTTCAAATCCAGATGTAGTTGTGGAAGCACGTGTAGTTAATCTAGCTGCAATAGAAGCATCCCAAGTAAATGTTTTACCATTTGCAATAGTTGCAACTAATACATCACCAAAATTACTTAAAGACCAAAGACCTGGTTCTAGTGTAACTGTTGCTGCACCTACCGCATCACCCCATCCACTAAAATCTGTAGCGTTAGTTACTGTTGCACCATCAGAATGTATTGCACTTGATGTTCCTTTTTGTGCTCTAGAAATACCTGTAAGTTCAGCACCGGCAACACCTGTGTAAGTTATTAATTCATTACCTACTGCTATTGTTCCACCTCCTGATGGAAAACCTGTAGTAGAAGCTAAACGTATTTGTGTAGCAGATCCATTGTTACCATTAGTATCCGCGGCCAACGCTCCATCTAGTGTGGATGTTTGTGCACCTTGAACTGTACCACCGTATTGACTAATACCAAAACCATAACCATAAGTTTGAGCAGCTGGACCCACTCTTTCGTAAGGTTTTAAAGTTACACTACCACCAGATGCAGATGAACCTGCACTTGTAAATGTAATTGTAAAAGTAGTTGCTGTAGGTGTTGATATAACCTGAAATAATTTATCTTCAAAATCAGAAGCATTTAATCCTGTACTACCAGGCAAAGTTACACTATCAAATAAAACAATATCACCATCCTCTAAATTATGTGCAGAAGATGTTGTAATTGTTATTGTAGTTGTTCCATTAAATGTAAATGTAGCTCCTGCTATGGAAGCTGAAAGAGGTGTAACATCAAAAAATTGACCTTCAAAATATACAATTAAAAACTTGTCTGTGCCAATAGCCACATATCTATTTCCTTCTTTATCTACAAATGCATGTTGTTTTCTAGCAACGCCCACTATAGAATCTGTAAGTAATGATTGCCAACCGCCTACTTTTTCTGGTAGTCCATATCTAAATCTAACATTATCTGAATCAACCCAACGACCTTCAGCTCCAACGGCTGTATCTTGTTTATCGATACCAGGAGCAAACTTAATTTTCGTAAGCATCCTTTACTCCTATGCTGTGTTAGTTTTTAATTGCCAGCCTTTACTAGCACCAGTGTAAAAAAGTGTGACTGATTGATTGTTTGTTGTAAGATCTATTGAAGAATTACTCCCTTGAATATTATCTGATCCATTGGGTGCCACAACACATTTGTTAGTTGCAAAACCATTTGATGCTGATATGTCCATAATAATTACCTCATCACCAATTGCTCCAGCAGGTAAAGTAATTGTCACAATATTAGCTACTGTGTCTACACCTATTTGATCACCAGGAACTGCTGTGTATGCAGTTTTACTTGCGGCCGTTACTGTCGTAAATCCTTTTTCCATCATACCTAAAGTTGTAGCTGGAACACTACCTCTAGAATAAACTAAAACTGTTGCACCTTCAGGAAGAGGTACTTGTGTAGATGCGCTCTGACCTGTTGTAAGTAAAGTTACAGTGTGACTGTCACCAGCTCCACCTCTAGTTGTTCCATCTTCTACAAAAAATACTCTGTTAGCATTACCACCAGATGTAGTTGCAGGCATTGTTAAACTTGCATTACCAGATAAAGTTCCTGTTAATTTAATGTAAAGGTTTTTACCATTCGCGGTCGCTGATCCGTCTGATAAATCTAAGTTAACATTACCAGAACTTAAAGTTACTTCTACATAACCTGATGCTGCTGTTTGTAATAATTGTAAATTAGTGTTTGTAATAGTTCCCCATAGACCAGCTTTCTCACCGGTTGCTACAAGTTCTAATGATAAATCTGATGAATATGTTGATGCCATAGTTTTAGTAAGGTTTGATTGGTGTCCAAACCATTGTTGCTCCTGGTACTATATCGTTCCACGTAATAACTCCTGGTTCTACTGTATTTAATGTTAAAGCACTAGCGTCAGGTGTTATATTTGCGTCAGCAGTTATTGTAACATTTCCTGTAGCCAAGGTCAAGTCAACACCTGAAGGTAAAACAGTAACATCTGTGCTTATACTAACATTACCTATATTTAAAGTTACTTGAGATCCAGTAAGTGTATGATTAGCGTCAGCTGTAATACTTAAAGTTCCAAGACCTAAAGTTACCTGATTTGGTGTTAAATTTTCTGTAACAGAATCTGCAATAACTCCAGCACTTCCAATACTAATAGTTACCTGATTGCCGGTTACCGATACGTTTACATCTGAATCGGGTCCTGATGTAGCAAATGGTAATGCTGATATTGCGTCAAATCCTAAACTCATAAATAATCCTTAAAAGGAGGCTGCGTGGTATGTGGTGGTGACACAGCCCCCATCTAAGAATTATATCATCGTTTAAACCAAGAAGGAAGACCTAAATGTGGACGCTTGTCGAACATATTATCTTTCGCTCCTGGGGTCTTACGATTGTTATAATGCAGAAAAACTTGTACGCATTCTTTGCCTTTGAATTTTTCTCTCCAATGCTCTAGCTCACAACCAGAATAAACTAGCATATCTCCTGGTTTTAAATCTACTCTAACACCTTTCATACCTTCTTTTCCAGATGGCTCTAAATATATTGGCCAATCATCACCACCAAGATTCATAGTCGTAGATATCTCACAACTAAATCTATCTTTGTGTCTTTTTAAAATATCACCTTTTTTATAGATTCGTGCATACGTATATGCAGGATATAATTTTAATCCTGTTGCTTTCTCCATCTGCGGTAAACATTTTAATAGTAATGTCTCCATAGCCATGTTTGCATATTGAGAATAGGTATTTGGTATCTGTTCATTCTCACCTTCATAATATCCAAGTATAGTTTCAAATGGTGAAAAATATCTACGCTCTCTACAAGTATCATATACCTGCTTTTGCATACTAAAATAGTTTGCAACAAATGCAGCTAAATCTTTTGATATTGCTTGACGTATTACTGTATACTTTTTCTTTTTAAACATCTTTTGCCATTTCTTTTGGCACAGCTTGTATATTCCAATGTATAAATCTAAAAGGTTCGATGCCGTGGTCAACTGCATATTCGTGTTCCAAAAACCCTGGAAATATAATTAATGTGCCTGGTGTAGGTTTAAAATGTACAAGTTCTGTACCACCCCATATACCTTTTTGATCTGGTTTCATTTTTAGTTTAGTAGCCCTAGCACCTGTTCTCGGTTCGTGAAATATTGGATAAGAAGTTTTGTCACTACATTTTAAAAAGTAAAAACCCGATACGTGTTGATTCCAATGTATGTGTGCCGAATGATGACCACCACCTTTTTTAGCAAACTCTTGTACCCATAGCTCACTAAACATAGTTGTGTATTGTGACATATCATAACCTTGATGATCTAAATACTCCCAAGATTTTTGACCAATGTAATTTCTAAAATCTAAAAAGTCATTATCCATTGTGAGTGGTGTTGAATGAAATGATCTACCAAAGTCACCATACTCTTTAATATATTTTTTCTCTCTATTTTTTGCTTCTTTAATATATTTGTTACTTGCTTTGTTTAAGGATTTTACAAACTCTGGTTTTTGTTCTGACCAAATGGTCGTGTTAAAATAGTTATTTATATACATTATCTAAACGGCTTTCCTAAATGCCAGACAACAAGACTATATCTTGTGCCAGCGGTTACTGGTTTAACTCTATGCCACACAAATGAAGGAAATACAATGATAGATCCTTTTGGTAATATCTCTTTACATTGTATTCTATGCTTCGATTCATCTCGCATATGTGGATCATAGTTTCTAAAATCAAATTCTAATTCACCACCTTTATATTCTGAACCATCTGTTAACTGACAAGTCATAGATAGTTTTCGAATTCTTCCGTGCTCTGGATTGTTTGGATCTTTTCGATCATATGGTTTATCCCAACTATCACAGTGCCAATCATAGTATTGATTTAACTTATATTTTGTAAACTGACATGATTCAGATCTTTCCCAATCAAAATTCCAACCAGCTGCTTTATTAGCTTGATGCACATATGGATGTAATTCTTTGTATATCCAAGTATCATTAAGCCATACTAAATCAGAGTTTCTTTTTCTTTTTAAATCTAATACTTCTTGTTTATTTAATTCTCTATCACCAAACCCACCTGTTCTAGCCATAACTTCTTTTTGTTCGTTAGCATATTTTATTACTTCATCACAGAATTTAGACGTGAGAACACCACTAAAATACCAATAATAATTAGATATATTCATACGTTATAGTTTGTACGAAATTTAAACTATCCTTTTGATTATTAGTTAAGTAATACATATTAGTAGATGGAAACATAATAAATTGATTATTAGTCAGTGGTATATCCCAAGATCTACCTTTTCTTCTATTATCTTCATAATGTATTTTGACCATACAATCTTTGACTTTAACACCATATAATAATGTAAAGTCCGGAGAGTTACGTAAATCTACTGGATCTATATTTAATAAAGGTATTGTTGTTTCCGCAGGTTTATAAATATTGCCCCACGTGTCTTTGTTAATTAAATTAACATTATATTCAAGACCAATATGATCTCGCACATAGGTATTTAACATATCCCAAGTTCTTGAGAATGGAAAATTCTTGTTTTGAATTACTGATTGTAAGATGTCGCCTGATAATTTATCTCGGTCAATGTCCCAATCTTTAGGCATTGCCACATCACCAAAATATAAAGCTTGTTCTGTTAATACTTTCTTCTGCATACCACCACCATTTTTAATCTATGCGTTATGATCTGTCAAGTCCCAAGACTGGCCTTCTTCATTCCAATCATAACTCCATCTATGAGTGCCAGCTTCATTTTGTGAAGTTTGCTCTGCAGTTAATGCAGGTGCATCACCAATTGGTGATTGCCAGTTTGCAGTTGTAGTATTTTTTACCCACGATGCATATGGTTTTTTAGGCCAAAAGATTTGATTATCTTCGTCCCATTCATAACCTATACCTGCGTAGTTACCTCTTAAAGGTGTTCCGCCACCTGAATGTTGATTGCCAGTTGTATTGTATGAAGTTTGAATCCACATTTGTGCAGGCCAATTATTGTGTTGTTCTAAATATTGTTGACCTACTGCTTCGTCTTCAACACCATCAGCATTTAACATATCTTTGTTATCAAGTGTTAACACTTGAATAACTTTTCCGTTTGCTCCTAGTTTTGCGAAATGTGCCATAATGTTTCTCCTTATATATGTTTTTTATTTGTTTGTAAATATACCATTTAGTTTTGATATTTGTATCTAATAATAACAATTCCTGAACCACCGTTACCACCCCAACCTCCTGGTACAACACCACTTTTTCCACCTGAACCACCTCCACCGCCTCCAGAATTTGCAGGTGCAGGAGACAAATGATTTTGAGATGGACTTGATGGAGAGCCTGCCATACCTCCTCCTGATCCTCCTGATCCTCCAGAACCTCCATTATGAGAACCTCCACCACCTCCACCACCTCTTGTAACTGGTGAACCTGTAATTGAAGTTGCTACACCATTTCCACCTGCGCCACCAGTGCTTCCTGAAAAATTTCCAGCTGCGGCACCTGCTCCACCTCCACCACCTCCAGATAATCCAGGACCTCCTCCAGTCCCACCATTATTTCCTTGAGGTGGAGTTACTGACGGAGTATTTCCTGCTCCTCCAGAATTAGGTCCAGATACACCACCTCCACCACCACCTGAACCTCCTGTGCTTCCATTTCCTTCAGCTGACCCTTTTCCACCACCTGTTGATGTTATTGTTGAAAAAATTGAATTTGATCCATTAGTAGCACCATTTTGAGGAACACCACAAGAGCCACTTGCTCCACCTCCTCCGACTGTAATTGGATACCCTTGTGCTGAAACAGGTAAATTATATCCTGGACCACAAGTTGCATTTAATGGACTCGCTGAGTAACAATCTGATGCTGCTTTTGATTCTCTAAAACCACCAGCACCACCTCCACCACCAGCATAAGCTCCTGACCCTGATGCTCCACCAGCTAAAACTACATAAGAAACAGTATTTGATCCAGCTGAGTTTCCTACTGCAGAAACTGTAAAAGTGCCTGGGCCAGTAAATGTATGAATTTTAAAATCTCCTGATGTTGTTTCAGTACCACCTGATGCAGATATATATTGTTTATTTTCAGAAATATCCGCTGCCTTAGAAGCATCTAAAAACTTCCAACCTTGTATAGAATCGATGTAAATTAATTCACCTGAAGCACCTTCTATATTAACTGGATAATTATCTGTTGAGCCATTAATTTTATTTCCATTTGGATTTAAAGTTAAATTGTTTGTATCAAAAGTATTTGCGTAATCTTTTACAGCGATTACATCTCCAGCAGTTGGTGATGCAGGTAGCGTAACTGTAAAAGCCGCTGATGTAGTATTACAAAAATATCCTTCGTTAGCTGAAGCTGTAAAGCTAGCTGTTTTTATAGATCCTGTTTGCCAATTAATTGCTTGTTGTAATCCTGTAATTGTTCCTGTTGTATTATTGATTGTACCACCAGTAATACCTGCAGTAGAAATTATTCCTGCATTTGTTGTAGTTGTTCCTGATGAGATAGTTACCGAATCACCACTATCACCGATAGTTGTGGTTGTCCCTTTTCTTGGACTAATTTTATTTGTCTTAACTTCACTCATTAGTTTTGAAATTTATAACGAATTATAACAATTCCTGATCCGCCATTTCCACCTGTTGTGTGACCTGAAGGACCATTAGAACCTGCTCCACCTCCACCACCAGTATTAACGGCTCCTGCTGAGCCTGGATTGTTTGGACCTGTAGCTCCATTTCCACCACCTCCTGATCCACCTGATCCTGCAGTATGTCCTGGAAATGCACCTCCTCCACCTCCACCTGCAAAATATCTTACTGATGGAACTGGACCTGTAGTGCCTGCACAAGATACAGCTATAGAAGGTGAAACAAAAGAACCTACTCCACCTGACCCTGCTGTATAAGGAGAACTTGGTGATCCCGATCCTCCTACTGCACCAGCTCCGCCTCCACCACCAGAAGCAACTGTTGGTTGTGGACTACCTACTCCTGAATTATTTCCTTGAGGAGGACTTACTGGCGGTGTATTACCTGCTCCAGCACAACTATCACCTGTATTTGATCCACCAGAACCACCAGGGCCACAAGTATAAGGCGCAGAAGAACCTCCTTGTCTTCCAGCTCCTCCACCTGTTGACGTAATTGTACTAAAAATAGAATTTGAACCTCTTGTGCCTGGATTTCCTGGCGCAGGACCAGATCCACCTGGTCCACCTCCACCAACTGCAATTGGATAAGCTTGTGCTGTTACTGGTAAACCTGTAGGATTAGATAAAGGAGACATTGTTGGAGCGGGTATTCCTAAACTATTTGAAACTCTAAAACCTCCTGCACCTGCTCCTCCTCCTACATAATTACAAGTATTAGTTCCACCGCCACCTCCACCACCTGCAACTACAAAATAATCAACTGTATTTGATCCCAAAGTATTTCCACCACAAGAAACACAAAATGTACCTGGTGCAGTAAAAACGTGAACTTTGAAATCACCACAAGTAGTAATTGTGCCCCCTGTTGCTGTTACGTAAGTAGGTGTTGTTAAATCTCCTGGAAGTGAAGATGCTGTTGTAAGCCAACCTTGAGTTCCATCTACATAAATAAAAATTACAGATGCATTTTCTGTATTAATTAAAAAATCATTTGCTGCTCCTTGAATGTTAGAACCATTTCTTGCAATAGTAATATTATTTGTTTGTGCAGTTCCAGCATAATCTTTAACGCCTACAAAATCACCAGCTGATGGTGACGCTGGAAGTGTTACTGTAAAAGCCGAGCTTGTTGTATTACAAAAATATCCTTCACCTGCTGTTGCAGTAAATCCTGTTGTTTTAATTGAACCTGTTTGCCAATTAACTTGACCATCAATGGTACCTGTAATTGTACCACCTGAAATTGTTCCTGTGTTTGTGATTGTTCCTGAATTGGTAATTGATCCTGCTGATGTTAATGTTACACCAGTTGGTATAGCTACAGTATCACCACTATCTCCGAGTGTGACTGTGCCACAATCTGCTGTCGGTGTAATTTTGTTAACTTTAACTTCACTCATATTACCTATTGAAACTTGTACCTTATTATTACTATTCCTGAACCTCCGTTTCCAGCTGCACAACAACCACTACAAGAAGATCTACCTCCACCACCACCTCCAGTATTATCTGTTCCAGCACACCCACTTGAACCTGGACCACCTCCAGCACCACCACCACCAGTGCCTCCTGATCCTCCTGCACTAGAATAATCACTTCCACCACCCCCACCAGCATAAGCTGTTGGACTTCCTGAAATTGAAGTTGTTGCACCTGCACCACCAGCACCTCCTGGAACAGCTCCATTTCCAGCAGCAGTAGCTCCACCACCGCCACCAGTTCCAGGAAAACTTCCATTACCACCAGGATTACCTTGTGGTGGACTAACAGGAGGAGTATTGCCTGAAGCACCACAATTTGGAGAAGCATTTGCTCCTCCTCCACCGCCAGAACCACCTGTTCTAGCTGTTGCGGAAGGTGAACTACCTCCACCGCCTCCACCAGCAGATGTTATTGTTGAAAAAACTGAAGCAGAACCATCAGCACCATTAGTTTGTCCACCACCTCCTGGTCCTAATCCAGGACCACCACCTCCAACTGTTATTGGAAATGCTGTAGCTGTAACTGTTATTGGACCAGCTCCTTCTAAAGGACTTGCTGTGTAAGGAGTAACTGGAGACTTATCTTCTCTAAAACCTCCTGCACCTCCACCGCCACCTTGTCTAACTCCACCAGAACCACCGCCAGCCACTACCATATATGAAACTTGGTTGTTTGCTGGAGTAGATGCTATAGCTGATACACAAAAAGTACCAGGACCTGTGAATGTGTGAATTTTACAATTTCCTGATATTGATATTGCGCCCCCTGTTGCTGTTATAAATGATTCTCCAGTTAGATTAGAAGTTGAATCAATAACATTTTTCCAACCTTCAGTATCATCTACATATACAAAATATGCGGATTGTCCTTCGGTGCTTAATTTTACATCTCCTGCAATACCACCTATTTTTTGAGATCCATTTGGTGAAATAGTTAAATTACCTGTTTGAAAAGTATTTGTATAATCTGCAACTGCAAAAGAATTACCGGCAGTTCCTGCTGGAAGATTTACTGTAAACCCTCCACTAGATGTATCACAAAAATATCCCTCTCCAGATGTCACTGTAAATGTTGTTGTTTTTTTAGTTGTTACCCAAGATACTTCACCAGTAGAACCAAAACCTGATTGAGATGCACCTGATGCAAGAGTAACGGTATCGCCACTTGCACCGATAGTTATTGTGTTAGAGCTTTCATTGATGATGTTAGCTCCGCATTGATTTTGAATATTGTTTACTTTAATTGTACTTGTCATAATTATTGAAATTTATACCTTATTACTACTATACCAGAACCACCATTAGTTCCACTTATAGGATGGGATGTCCCTGCTCCACCACCGCCACCGCCAGTATTATCAGTTGCATTACTACCAGGTGTACTATCTTTAATTCCTGCTGCTCCACCTCCTAGACCACCTGCACCAGCACATCCTGGAGGTCCATCAAGACCACCTCCGCCACCACCTGCATAGTATCTAAAACTACCACAAGGTTGACCATTAGAACCAAAAGCTGTTGGAAAACCACCGCCTGCTCCACCTGCTCCTGCTGGATCAGTGCTTGCTCCTGCATTTGAACCAGCTGCTATAGCACCACCTCCTCCACCACCTCTATCAGCGTTTGGAGGACTACCTGTAGTTCTACTTTTTCCTCCATCTGTACCTTGAGCTGGAGTAACTGGAGGATTATTTCCCGATCCACCTGGAGCACCTGTAGCTGGAGCTGATGAACCTGTACCTGAACCTGCTCTACCTCCACCACCTCCACCAGAACCACCATTTTTACCTTGTGCCTCTGGTCCTCTTGGTGCTTGACCTACTCCACCACCGCCACCTCCTGCTGAAGTAATAATTGAAAAACTTGAATTAGTACCTGAAGTTCCTTCTTGTGAACAACAACCACCACCACCACTTCCTGACGATCCTTTTGCTCCACCACCACCTACTGCAATAGGATAAGCTTGAGCAGCTGCTGTTATTTCTGTGCCTGCTAAAGGTTTTGCTGGGTACGTTAATGGTGCTATACTTGTTGAAGCAAATCTTAAACCACCTGCTCCACCTCCACCACCGCCTTGAGGTCCACCACCTCCACCACCACCAGCAACTACTAAATATTCTATTTTATTATTACCAGCAACATTTCCTGCACTAGTAACACAAAATGTTCCAGGTCCTGTAAAAGTATGAATTTTATAATCTCCACAAGTTGCTGTACTATTTCCACCTGTTGCTGCTACGAAACTAGGAACTTGACTTGTGTTCATATCATTAATAACTAACCATCCTTTAGTAGCATCTACATAAACAAATGTTACTGCTTGAGATTCATCTGATAATACTTTATCTGAAGCTTGTCCTTCAATATTAGAACCACCTCTACCAACAGTTAAATTATTATTATCAAATGTTCCTGCGTAATCTTTTACTGAAACTATATTTCCTGCACTAGGAGATGAAGGTAAGTTCATTGTAAATGCTCCACTTGTAGTATTTGCAAAATAACCTTCACCATTAGCAGCTGTAAATGTAGCTGTTTTAATACTTCCTGTTTGCCAATCTACCGTTCCAGTTCTACCGAAACCAGATTGACTAGCACCACTTCCTAAAGTTACCGTATCACCAGACCCACCTAATGTTAAGGTAGTTCCGCATTGTGGTTCGACTGTGTTTACTTCTATTTTAGACAATGACTAATACTCCTGTAACTGTGATTGTGCCAGGTATTGTAATAGGTCCTGCTAGTACACCGTTTTCAATTGTTTGTGTACCATCAATTGTACCTGCTTGATTATTTATGAATTCATTTGGAGCTGTTTGACCTCCAATGTATTGGATTCCATTTATTATTGCCGTCATTGTTCCTCCTACGAACTAATTGTATCGATGTACGAAAGAACCACGTCTAAACTACTAGCTGTATCAGAGACTGCTTCTAACGTATCACCACTAGCTAAAACAATTTTTGCTCCACCTTGAATTAATTCAATAGCAGAATTTGGTGGTATACTAACTCCTTTTGCTAAAAAGTAATCAGCTCCGCCTTTTGCAATCTTAA